AAGCTGGAGGTTTTATAGTCGGACTAACAAGAGATCCTTATGACAAATCAGATCAGCATTCTAGTGAAAAAGAAATAGAAGAGTGCTTAAATCTATGCGATGCAGTAGTAGATAATAAAGATGTTGGCATCAAAGAGCAGTTGAAACTTATAAATGACTGCATCAAACATCTGCCCAATGTACTTCCTATAATGGAGAAACAATGAGTATACCAATCGTGTACTTTAGAAGCAGCTCTTTTAATTCCCATAGAATGTGCCCAATGCAATATTACCACGAGTACACTTTAGGGTGGCGTGGAAAATCAGGCAAGAAGGCAGACAAAGGAACGATTGTTCATAAAGTCCTTGAACTGGCGGCATTGTGCAAAAAAGCCCTACAGGAAGGATATGAAACATTCGAAGACAGCGAAATAGGAAAGATTGAGACATCCAACTATGAGCCAGAATACCTAGATGAGATTATAGATAAGGTCTATGAATATTATACTTCTAGGACTACACATCACGACTGGAAGCCTCTTGACCTCAAGCACTGTCGAAAATGGGTCTGGAAAATATTCAACGATGATAACGGCTTCTTTGATCCTAAGAATAGGCTTGTCGTAGATGCAGAGCCACACTTTGATTTTGAGGTAGAAGAGGATTGGGCAAAGTACAGCTACACTCTTGATGACGGCTCAGTACTAGAAGGAAACCTCTGTCTTAAGGGTACTATTGACCTTATAACAGATGTTGGAGATGACACATACGAAGTAATCGACTGGAAAACAGGGCGAAGGCTTGATTGGGCGACTGGGAAAGAAAAGACTCCGGCCAAACTACAAAATGACCCTCAGCTTAGAATGTATCATCTTGCTGTTAAGAAACTATATCCTCATGTTAAATCATTCTTAATCACTATTCATTTTATGAATGATGGAGGTCCTTTCACCTTACACTTCCAAGATAGTGACATTGAGGAGACTATGGAAATGATTAAAGCCAAATTTGAGGTTATTAAGAATACTACAAGGCCGCAGCAAATAAAGAGCTGGAAGTGCAGCAAGCTTTGCTCTGCTGGAAAGACTACTTACGAAGGAACTCATGTAGATCCTATGTATAATATGTTTGGTGCCCCTCTTACAAAGTGTGAACAAACAATGAATATGATAAAAGAAAATGGTATCGAATGGGTTACTGGCAACTGTATGTCACCAGAACATGAAATAGGCAAGTATAAGGCTCCGGGCGAAGTATGATAAGTCTTCCTTTTGATGATGAAATGATACTAAGAGCTAGAGAGAAAGCGATGTCTCTAGGCTCAATAAATAATTCCATACTTAGAGGAGGAGGGAATATAGCAGGCTATCTAGGAGAAGAGGCTCTAGCCCCATATGTTGGTGCACAGATTGTAAGTAATAACAGAGGTCTTGATAAATATAACCATGACCTCCTATTAGAGTGTGGAAACAGACTTGAAGTAAAAACAAAAAGAAGAACTGTTTCTCCGAGACCTCACTATGATGTTTCTATTGCGGAAACGAGCAAGCATCAAAAGCCAGACTTGTATGCTTTTATAAGTCTTGAATTTGATAGATGCACCAAGAGCCATCCTAAAAAATATTATGGTCTAAAGAACATATGGTTATGCGGATTCATGGGATCTTTTGATTACTGGGAAAGAGCGTCTCTTTGGGAAAGTGGCAGAATAGATAAAACAAACAGCTTCAAGACACATGTTAACATGTATAATTTACCTATACGAGAACTATATGATTCTATTTGGGAATTGACAAAATGAAATACGTACCGCTACATGTCCATAGCGAATATTCACTTTTAGATGGACTGTCACAAACAAAGCATATTGCAAGAAGACTAGAAGAGATAGAGGTTGATTCTTGCGCATTAACAGATCACGGTACAGTTAGTGGGGCTATTGATTTTCACAAGACAATATCCAAAGGGTTTAAGCCTATTCTTGGTTGTGAGTTTTATGTTAGCAATAGAGACGCTACTATCAAAGAACCCGACAACTCTAAGCTGGCGCATCAAGTCGTACTAGCGAAAGACCTAAAAGGCTGGAAGAATCTACTTTCGATAGTATCAATATCTAACAAGGTAGATCACTTCTATCATAAGCCCAGAGTAGGGACAGACTACTTTATGGAGCTCGCATCAAAAGCGCAAGGGTCTCTAGTGTCTTTTAGCGGGCACTTAGGATCTCGATTGGCAAATGCCGTTGTAGACAATCCAAACTGGCAAAGCGATGGAATCAGAGAAGCTGAGAGGCTTCAAGAAGCATTTGGCAAAGGGAACTTCTATATAGAGATCCAGCTAATAGATTCTATTATCAATAAAAAGGCAAAAGAAGTTGCTGAAAAGCTAAGAGAAATTTCTAAACTTACAAAGATTCCATGCGTAGCAACG